ATACCCTGAAGCTTAGCGGCAGTAAACTTCGTATTGAGCTTATGCTTACCATCAACACCATCGTTGAGGAGGTGCGGGACTTCAATGACTTCAAAGCCGCAAATCGTCTGGAGCTTGCCCGTGTTCGGGTCAAAGAGAGCATGATAGTTAGCGGCATCGGGCATGAGAGCCTTCATCACAGCAGAGTAGCCTTCAGGCGTCAGAAGGCAATATCGGTCACCCTGCGGGACGTAGTTCTTCGTCATCTGAGCACGGGCCGCAAGGAGACCCTCAAGGATCTTATTGCCATACTCAGCTTCCTGCGTAATTTCAAGACCCGTAACGAACTCAAAAGCCTTACCCGTACCGAGAACCTTGTCAGCATCTTCACCATTGTCAGGAATATTACCGTCCTTGAACTTAGCGTCCTTAGCGGCCTCATTGGCAAGTTCATTGATAATAGCACAGTCAGCACCCATAGCGAGAGCTTCGCCGAGCTGACGGGAATACTCGACTCGAACGTCGTAATGGTTCATCGCATCGTCGATATCCGTGATAAGGCAGTCAGCCGTAAGGAGACCGTCGATAGCGATGACACGTTCATTGTGTTCCATCTCCTTACGCTGATCATCAAGGGAGCTACCCGGATCAAGATACTTAGCACGGGTACGGCCCATCACAGCGAACGAAGCACTCTTACCATGCGAGATCGTTCGAACCTGATGACGAGACATCATAACAGAGGTGCGGGAGAAAGCAGTCAGAACTTCACCCGTGAAAACCTTCATAAAGAGTGCATCACGTTCGCCCGCAGAGAGAGCCTGACCAGGATTAGAAATACCAGTAGCAGCAGGAGCAGCCATTTTTAATTATTTTCCTTTTGAAAAATTATAAGATTGTTGTTATTGAATAAAATTAGACGCTAGTGGCCCACATTCTCTGTTCGACCTGTCGGGTGTATTCAGGATCCCTGCCATAGCGCTTATCGCTCATAGCCTCGATCACTTCAGATTTGTTTGCAAACCCCTTAGGACGATTCACAGGAGTGGCCGTACCGCCATGAATAGACTTATTAGCGGTACCCATCTTGGAAGTCATCTTAGACTTCATGCCTTCAAGCATGAGGGAGACAGCTTCCAGATTATTGTTGTCGATTGCTCTGTTAAAGGAGTCAATCGTCTTCTGAGGGAGATTCTTGGATGCCCAATCGACAATACGATTGTACTCCTTAGTACCCCCTACGGAATCATAAACAGCTTCAGTGAAGCGAGATTCAAGAGCCTTTCGACTCTCAATGAAACCCTCGATAACCTCAGAAGGATAACCTGCCTTCTCAAGTTCAGCAACGGTTTCATCAGAGAGCTTACCACTCTCCTGATATTCTCGGACAGCCTTATTGAAGTCAACACCCTTTTCCTTAAGGGAGGTCTTCACGGCATCAATAGCCTTTTCGTGCTTGTCTACTTCTTCCTGAAGATTCTCTTGATCTTCATTTCGATCATGAACAGCCACATCATCAGCGTGGCCTTCAGTTCCATTAGCTTGTTCTTCATTATGTTCTTCCCCCGACTTTTCGTTCTGAAGAAGGGGGTCTCCAATATCAGGGTCAACCTCAATCTGAGTCGTAGAAGACTCCATGATCTCGATACCCTGTGCTTCAGCCTCCTCAGTAAGAGACTGAGGTTCATTAAAGTCATTCATTAGTTATCCTTTAGTTATTCAGGTGCCTGCTGTGCTAGTGTTCTAGCTGTGCTTCATTGACAGCCATCTGTGCACCTGCGTCAATACCCTGTTGCTGGGCGTATTGTTCCATAGCGGCCTGTTGTTCTGCCTGAAGTTCCTCAGGAGTCTTCACTAGACCCGTAGCATCAATATGAGCCGCCGCAAAAATCCTAGTAGCAAGATTACCAACGTTGAGAGCCTGTAGAAACTCAGGGAACTGTTGCATCAACTGCAAAGCCTGAGCTAGATTGTTAAGATCCTGTCCTCTACCAAGAGCATCAATACCCGTGATGATGGAGGGCTCAATCTCTGCAATACTCTCGTCAACCACAGGGAGCAAACCCTGAGATTGCATCTGATTGTAGACGCAGGCAACAAGAGGAAGCTGTAGCTCCTGAGAAAGGAGAGAATAGACACCACCTAGGGTATCCTCTAGCTCACCCGCAACGTACCTAATCTCTTCTGCGGTAACTCTGTCTCTACCCATAGCACCACTCTGGACTGCAGAGTTCAAGAGGAACGCATAAGACAAACGAGACTCAATCTGTTGAGCAGTAGTGAGTACCGTCTGCATGTCCATGCTCTTATTGAGTTGCATGGGAACAACGTCCTCCATACGACCTCTAACAAAAGCACCGTTCGCCGCCTTAGCCAAAGCCCTGATGTTAGTCTGACAAGCAGGAGACACGAGATAGAGAACCTTAGAGGCAATCATGGAGATATCCACAATGCTCTTAGAGAGATTCTCAAGAGAGATAAGGTCGCCAAGGTAATCCTCAACAAAGGATCTACCGTAGTGTTCCCCGTCCTTCTTATTGAATCTAAGGGGAATCCAAGGACTCTTGTTTGCAGGATAAGTCTGTTCACTACCTGCAACAGGTTCACCCTCAATCTCCTGATAGGATTCCCACTGATAGGTGTCTCCACTAGCCACACGGTAAATGTGAGTATAGATGTCTACCTTTTCGTTGATAGTCGGTTCACCAGAATCGGGAAGAACAGACTGCATGGAATCAGGGAGACTCCCACGGGAAACAGTATCCTTAGCAACAATCTGAAGGACATTGCCAATGGTGTCTCTCTGAACAGCGTACTCACGAAGAGTGTAGCACCTCATACCACCTTCAGCAGGGGGAAGGAACAGAAGTGCATTGCCTGCAATGATAAGTTGCTTAATAGCTTCAAACAGAGTCGGTCTAAGAGACTGAGACTCCATGTACTTAATCATCTGTTGTTCCATCATGGACAAACCGTATTCGATATTGTCCTTCAGCTGGTCATCAGCAGACTCATTAAGAGCTACCGTAGACTCCGAGTCCAACCCCAGTCTAAAGAAAGGTTGATTAGGAGGCAACAGAGAAAGAAGAAGTTTAGAGGCAAGATTATTAAGACCCCTAGCACCCACAGAATTGTAAGGAGTGGAATAGTTAGTACCACCATCATCAGACTCCTTAGGAAAGAGCATAGGGATCGTATAGATCGCACACTTCTCTGCTCTCTGTGTGTATGGGTCTCTGTCTGTCGTGAGTTTGTCATAGGTCGTCTTAGCTCCTTCAAGAGGGATATTTCCTGCGGTATGTTCACTAGTTGCCATTCCAACCGTCCCACCCATCATTCAACGATTGATTACCAACCATCATAACCCTCCATGTTAGACAAGGTTACGGCCTGCACCTGCAGACACATCAGCATTCCCTGCCTTCTTAATTCTAAGACCCTTCTTACCCTTACGAAGCTGAACCTTTTCGGTTTCTTCCTTCTTCTCAGCTTCACCCTCAGGGTTCGTAAGCTCAAGCTCAGGAGCAGGCGTAGGAGCCTCAGGGGCACTCTGACCACTGTTGCCTCTACCAGTCACCTTATGGACAACCTTCTTAAAGGCCTTCTTAATACCACTAAAAAGTCCCATTAAATTTCCTTGTAAAAAGTTTTGTACGAAGAGTAACCCAAGTGTTTCTCATAGGTATTTTCCAACATCTTGTTGTTGAGCGTATTAGCATTAGAGAAGGCCAGGAGTCTTACGTTAGTACATGCCCTATTTTCAAGAGCATAAGCCATTGCTCTAGACAACCCCAAACCCTTTTGGAAAGCTACAGTGCACTCTTCATTTAAAAAAGTTACTCCCTCAGGTGCATACCAAGGTCTCCCCCTAGACACTAGGGATGCACCCGAGAGAGCATTTTCTTTGTTATAGAAAACAAGGATGATGAAGTCTTCAAATTCACCACTAATGACACCCTTAAGAAACTTACGCACTACCTTTACGTCAGCATATTTCTTAATGAAAGGGAGGGAGTCAGGGTCATCTTTGATGATCTTCGCACCCTTGTCGATGATCTGTTCTAGGATGTCTCCATCATTAGGTTGCAAGACACCAATCCTAGACACGTTACTTAGGGATGTTAGTCCCTCTGCCAGAACCCACATAGTCAATCCTCAGAGCCTTCTTGCCCTTGTTCTTCTTGTGCTCTGCAGTTTCTTCAGCACCCATTTCAGGAGCCTCAGGTTCGAGCACAGGTTGCTCAATGGCAGGAGCCTGAACCTTAACTTCGGGAGCCTTAGGTTTACTAAAGAGTCCACCCATTAATTATCTCCATTCTGTTTATTGTGTTTATGCCTAAGGTAGGTAACAACCTGTTGAATGCCTAGAAGAGTCTCATTACTCTTTTCATACCAAATCATCTTTCGAATGTCAAAGACATCCTCAAGTTTCTCAATGAGATCCTTAGGAACGTAAGGAAACTCTTCTTCCTCAACAACGTTGTTTTCTTCTACTTCTTTGTTCATGTCTTCCTCCTACCTAGGACTATTGATTTAATTAAAAATAGCCCTAGGGGTATTAGTATTGATTAAAAGGGGTTGTACTTCTTGGGCAAGCCCTCAGATTCACATAAAGGGTAATCTTCATAGTGCAAGATTCTAGCCATTGTTGCCTCTATAATGGCATCCTCTTCAGTAAGACCCTGAGACTTGAAGGCTTTCAAAACCTCAGGCCACCATTCAGAATCAGGATGTCCATTAAGGAGCTTATTGGCTTTCACAGGGCCATAAGTGGGGCATCCCTTATAGCCGTCTGTAACGTCCCCCACTAGTGTCTGATAGCACAGCCATTTCTTGGAGTCCTTCTCAGTGATGTTATGCAAGACATCATTACCGAAATCATAGAAGTAACCGGGGATTGTCTTGAAATCCTTGTCCATAGACACTGCAACACAAATATCTTTATAGACAGGGCTAGTGCAGTAGATACCCACAACATCATCAGCTTCAAGATACTTGACTGTATAAGAAGTGTATGTTTTTTTAATCTTGTCTACAAGACCTTTGTAACAACAAGGTTTACGATTAGATCGCCTATTGGACTTATAGTCAGGATTGTAGGTTTTCCTAAAGTTATCCTCATCGGAGAAACAGAATACATAGGTAATCTCTTCACCAACAAAATGCTTATTCAGCTTCTCATCAATAGCAATAAGCATGTCGGTAAAGTAATCCCATGCGTCATCTACTTCAGCATGACAAGTCCAAAGACCATCCCCCCAGTCGATATCCTTCTGGACAGCAGAGGATGCCTTAAAGGCTAGGATATCACCGTCTACAAAAGCATATCTCATTATTCACAAGCCTTAAGAATAGCATACGCCTTACAAGTGAGCTTCCAATAATTAGTGGCCTCGCTATAGTAATTAAGGCAAGTAATGTGGCCCCTAGAGGCCGCCTCGGCAATCAGCTTTGCATTCTCACGACAGAAGTCCGCCTGAAATTTCGGATTGTTCTGGTCAATATACTTAAGAAAGTTAAGATACTTATTCATTTTCTTTCTGAGGCCCCTCATAGTAAACACTCTCTTCTTCCCAATCAACTTCATAACCAAGACGTTCAAGAATCTCATAAAAGATTTCTTTGTCAGTCCAGTCTTCATAGAGTTTACAGGGATTTGGAACGTGCTTAAAAAGCAGTTTACCGTTCAATCGAACTTCGGCACCGCCTGCGAACCCATAAACGGGATCCGTCTTATAGAGCCACTTAATGTCAACAACACTCTTTTTGTTGGTCTTACACAAAGCCATTACCTCCTTAGGTTCATTCTTCTTAAGAACCCTTTCAATCTCTTCATCAGTCATAGGTCTACGAATCATAACCACTCCTTAGTGACAATCGAACCAGTTGGTACCAATCTTACCTTCGGTGTCCAACTGGCAGTTAAACTTAAAGAACTCCTGAGTTTGCCGCATGGATTCCTGTGCAATCCTTACGCAGTCCTCTGCGATTTCCTTTGTGCGACAGGCAATTTGGGTCTCATCGTGCACCCATGCCATCATGGCAAAATCACCGTCCCAACCGTGCTTGTAGCCTGCTTTACGCATATTCTCCTCAACAAGACACACCCATTTCTTGCAGATAAGGGCACCTGCAGATTGCAACAGGGTATTCAGAGCCGAGTGAGGGCTTCGCACATAAACAACGCGACGATCAAGCCCAAGAATACTGTGAGTAATACTAAGATTACTGTTATCAGGGTGAGCACGTTTCCTCCAAGTTACCTTATTGACTCCTCCGACCCATTCAGAGGATGTAATGAGAGTCCTTTCAATATCTGAACAGAGTTCCTTATAGGCAGGTACTGCATTAAAGAACCTCTCCTTAAGAGCCTTACCGTCCTTTGCAGTGCCGTTGATGACTTCTCCGAGCTTACCGTCGCCACCACCGTACATCATACAGTAGATCATAGTCTTCGCTTGATCTCTTGTAGGCAACCCTGCCATCTT